CGCTGCCGCTGGCGCCCTGGACTCCGGGAGTGTACGAGCGGTGGGACTCGCCCAGTGTCGTGGTTTCTAGCGTTTCTAGGTCAGACGAAAATGACCACGAGGTCACCTTGGCCTGGGTCACGCCGTCTAGCAGCAAACTGCCATCACGACCGGTGTAGAACTTAGCCATGGCTACCTCCTTGGGGCTATTCTATACAACACTGATTAGCCGCACACGAGCGTTGCTAACACCAGGGCGAACGTTGGTAATACCTGGTGGCTCTGCGTAACGCCAAGATCCAATCGACAGCAGTTTGTCTGCAGCGCGGCTTGCAACTGTATTTGTCGTCGGTATGTAAGACGTTGCTGCAGATCCGTTTTCTAGCTGCGCACCCCAGATGTAGATGGAACCATCGGAGGGGCTGAGCACGGGGAATCCGATACTGTTTGAACCGTTGGAGCTGGCCAAGAAAGTTGCTTGCAGGCGATACCAGCCGTCTGCCAGTGGTTCGATTGCCGCATTTGTGCATGTACCATCAACACTCACAAGCTGGTGCGCAGCTTTTAAGTCAAAATTAGCGTTGCCCAATTGATTAAATGACCTAATCGTTATCAGACCAGAACTTGAAGGAAACAGCTTTACATACACGGAAAATGTGTAGTTGTTAAACTGATCAAAAGTAAAGTTTTGGTAAATATAGGCAGAGGATGAAGTAGGCTCAAAAATTTTTACTTCAGTGGCACCGTCAGGTGCCAGTACACCACTGTTGCCAAGTAATTCACCTCGAACCAGGAGCCAAGCGGAAGTAAAAGTTTCGCTATACAGAGCATTGTTTTCAGCTGCTTCTTCTAAAAGCAATCCGCTGCCTGCTTCAGTAAGGCCGTCGAACTGGAAACGTGTCTCATACGGTTCTGCTGTCTGCACTTGGCCCTGCTGGTCAGTGTAAGTAGCTGTTGTGTTTCTTTGGTTTTTATAGGCTCTATCTAAAAGGCGGCTTGATCCATCCCAGCCTTCGATCACGCGCAACGGCAATGTAAAGGTGCCATAAGTACCTTTTACGTTCTCGTAATGACCGACAAATGTTTGTGCGTTTTTGTCGGTAACGTTCTGGTATTGAAGCTCCAGTGTGGCACCAAACCTACTGTCGCCGTAAAGAATGCGGCTTTCAGCTCCAGACTGAGCCCGAAATGTTCGGACGGCGTAGTCGCCCGAATTGTAATTGCGGGATGACGGTACGAATGCCGGGAAATCCATGGTCAACCCTCAACGATGAAGCTGGATGGACTGAGTACGTCCTGCACGATCAAGCTGTTAAACGTACTGCTGGTTGGGAACTCAGTTGCCAGCACTTCAACCAGGCCTTCGCTATCCAAGGTTAGCTGCTCGATTGTGTAGGTGTTACTGGAGACTGTTGGCGAATTGATCGTGAAAATTGTGTTAAACAATGCCGGGTCAACCGCTTTTCCGTTGAGCACATCCAGCTCGGCAGTCTTCAACTCATCCTCTTCTGGTCCAGAGTAAAGAATGCTGTAGGTGCCATCGTTAAGAGTGCTCGCTGCAGTAATTGTTCCATCAGCGCTGATTACGCCGTTGTTGGCAGGTTGGTATGGACTGGCCTCGGTAAGGACTCGAATGTAATCGCCTGGTGCCAGTGCCATGCCAAAGGGTGTCGTTTTGAAACGAACCGAGTGGGTAATGCGTCGCCTGATGCTCATGAAATAGCGGGCAACAATAAAGGCATGTTCCCGCGAAGTGCAGAACTGGGTCAGATCGAAAGATTCAATTGGATAGGTGTCGCTGCCGGCTTCCGCCCAGCGGACGCTCAAAGTTGCCTCTTCGGATAGCTGGTTCCTGCGCTCTTTGCGGTAGCGGACGATTGATTGGAAGTCCTTGCGTTCTTCGGTCTGTAGGTAATCGACCGAAAAGCTATCTTCGATGATATTGCCTGAAGTAAACAAGCCTTTAATGTCAATCGGCTTTTGAGTGAGCGCTCCCGATACTTCACAAGGAAGTGCCGGCACCAAGCTAAATTTGCCGTTGCTTATCACAAAAGAACACAGGAAGTAGGGCGCTGTATCAGCAATGTACTGGCGCAGGTTGACGGGAGAATCAATTGCGCCATCAAAATACAGCTTGTTTTGCTCCAAGAAAGTTGTTGTCTTGGCAAAATCATCCGTCTCGATCAGGTTGGCGCTAACTACGCCGCCAGCTCCAGCGACCTTATCTGTAAGGAGGTAGTAAACCAGATCGGTGAATTTATTGCTGGGACCAATTGTTCCAGCTTCTGCGGGAAGGAAGCGTTTGACTTCAATGCCTTCGCTCAGCCAGCAACGCACTTGGTCAATTGACGTAAAGTTTTGACTTGCCTTTAGAGACAAACCAGCAAGGGTGAGGTTTTTGTATTCAGGCAGGGTCTGGTTGGCGATTGTTTCATTCACATAGACAATCTCGTGCTCAGGGCCGCTTTCGTTGCTTTTAGTCAGCAGAGAGTTGTAGTAGCTGAGATCAGCGATCTGGCTACCGCGCTCGTAAAATCTTTCCGCGTCAGCGGAAGGCTGGATGTCTACAGTTTTAATTCCAAGAGTATTAAGAACGACGCCGACTTCCGTGCCTTTTTTTCTAAAAGGATTGCCAGCGCTGACAGTTTCAGTAAATGTAATCCTCTCCCCCTTCGACCACGTACCTGTCGTCTGTGATTCGTTTACCGTATATGTAATGCTGTTAAGCGCGTACCCTTTTTTCTGCCCTGGAAACTGAGCTTGGCTTTCTTTGCTTCTTTTTTCTACAGTGGCTGAAACGGTAACTTCAATATTGTTACCTGCATCAGACACACCAGAGATAACCCCTTCCACTGACTGGCCGACTGCATATTGCTCTTGATCGCCAAGAACTTCCCAAAGGAATGCAGAGGTCTTGCCTTTGGGTGCGGTTTTATTGGTTGTCTTTACTCTGATTCTCAGGCCCGCTGACGGTAGGTTGTAGGGTTCGTTGTATCTTTCAGCTTCGCTTGTAATACCAATAACTCGATTGAAAATTTCGCCTGTGTTCCAGCCGCCCGAGCTTTCTACTACTTCCAAAGCAAGATTTTTCCTGTTCCACTGGATCTCCCCGTTAAACGGCCCTTCACTGTATTGATCGCTAACGTCACACGTATAGCGTATAGTTATTGACCTTTCGCCACTAATGCTCGTTAGTTCTGTAGATCCAGTTTGACCAGTAAATTGCGGTGCGCCGAAAAGACTTACAAGAGTTACAGCTGCGCGACCCTGTGTAAATCCGTCTGGCAACCACTCAAAAAATTCAACAGTTTCAGCTACAACTGCATTCCCTTCGTTGTCCGGCAGATAGGTTTGAACGTTTACGGAGCTGGGGATTGTTGCCTGAATTACCTCATCAATTACCTCTGTATTGACCGCCATTTGACGGTTGAATTTAATTGTTCCCTTTAGCGTGTACCTACCAGTAGTGGTTAATTTGAATTGGCCGTAAGGCGTATCGTAAATCTCACCAATTGGACCGCCATTTTTCGCGTCCAGTACCAGGAATTGAGAGTCAGCGTTGAATCTGCTGTCGATGTCAGCGCCAGAGTTTGGTACTAATCGATATTCAAACTGAGTTCGCTCTGGATGCACTAAGCGGAGATAGTTGAACTGGTCTTGAGGTCTGCGGCCCGTAATGCAGAAAGTTTGTCCCAGGGTCTCCCATGCGTATTCTTTGCCGCTGGCGTCTACGCCAGCCGGGCGCAGGAAAACGGAAAAAGCGGATGTGCGGCGCATGTAGATATTCATCGTGCCGCTTTGCAGTGACACCTGATTTTTTTCCGCTTGCCTTAAGTCCTTGGGGCTGGGTAAAGATTCAAAATTACAAAGGCCATTTGCTTTCTGCCATACCTGACTGCGGATGCCTATCTCGGTAGTATCGCAAGCTCGGGTATTGCGGACAACGCCAATGGCAAAACGCAATAGCGGGTAGAAATTAGGGTCAGCGCTAAGTCCCAAACCGCCTCTTGCATCAGTCTTGCCGTTGTCATCGTTGTAGATACCACGGCGAATCATGCGCGGACTGATCAGGCCGATAGACGCGCTAAGAGGGCCTTTACCGAAAATTTCAATGCAGCGCAGCGTGATGTTTTGTTCTTTGGCACCAGGTGCATCCTTAAAAATTTCTATTTCACGGCTTTCGACAATCCACACAGTTCGGCCGATCATGAAGGTTTCGCCGACCTGCATCGCATCGTCGGCAAAGGTCTGACCTTCAAAAACTTCAGTGTTAATGTCGTCTACTTGTGTGCTTTTTGTCTGTTTAAAGTAATACTGATTTTTGGGAATTTTGCCTTTTTCTATTCTAAATACAGCCTTGTCCCCGACAGCTACTTGACGGACCTCTGTTTCACCTTGAGTTACCTTTACGCCGTTGACTGATACGATCCCCATTCTGCGGCCGTAGTTTCGCCCCGTGCCTTTTTGTCCTGCTTTTAGTACGGCAACCCATTTTGGAATTTCATCTGTGCCAGTGAAGCCGTAATCGCCAGCGATTTTGATCCGTTCCAGCAGCAGCGCTCTTCCTGGGTCATTGTCGGGATCATCGCGACTGTTGCCTTCAAGAACTGGAATGGGGACTGTTTTCCAATTGACGCGATAGTTTGTGCCGTTTGCAATGGCTGCATACACACCAAACTGAGTTGTGCTGCTTGGTGTGTATGCCTGCGAAAAGCCGGTATCTTCAGATGCCTCAATTGTTGGGCACAGGTAAACGTCATCCGCTTCTTGGAAGTCGCCCGTAGACAAACTTCCCCGTGTCCCGTAAAGCAAATTTGCGCCACGGACCCTTGTCGTGACGTTTGAATTACGCTTCCAGTAAAACGCAAAATTCTCCTCGAACACTGTGTCCAGTGGAGAATTGCCCAGGAAAATACCAGTCAAGTCGGGTGACTGAATGCCTTGGCCAAGACCCTGCTCTCCGATCACCAGCAATAGCTTTACCGATTGCTGGGAACCAAGGCTGAAGGCGCGAGACCAAACCAGCCTGGGTGCCACCAGCATTCCGCCAGTTGTGCCAGTGTATTTGCCGAAAATGATGGGGATTGGGTCGCCGTAGTTTGCTAGTTCGGCGATTGAGTCGAAACCGCTAGTGGCGAGAAAACGGTCGCTGCCTTTTCGTCCGCGCAGCTGTCGCTGTCGAACATCCTGCGTCTCAGAAGGAGCCTTGGGCTTAGGTGTAAGTAAATAACTAGCAGCAGTAAAGGCAAGGCCAATAATAATACTTGTAAGAATACCGCCGGTAGGATCGCAAACAATGTCAGGAACAGTGTTATACGCAGCGGGGCGGATTGCGGCGCGACGGGCTGCTTCGTAGGTAAACTTTCGATACTCTTCTTCTGTGCAACCAAGAGTTGCAATCAGCTGCTTTTCGTACGGAAGCAGCGGTACGCGCTTAACTGACGGAGCGAACACCAGCTCACTTTTTCCAGCTCGGTGTTGATGTAAAGGACTCCGCTCAGCCATACGACGGCAAATGCCCAATTACCTTGGGTCATCAACAACACGTCTCCATCGTACTCAGGACGATCAACCCTCACCCCCCAACGCAGTAGATCCCTCAAGACCTTGTAGCTGGAGGCGTTGTACCAGTCCTCGTTGAACTCTGGCCTCACAATGTCAAGACGTTCCAGCACTGTGTAAACGAGGTGGATGCAGTCGATTTCGCCGTCGCTGCCGTCCGCGCCAAGCCTGTATCGCAGGCCGACCAGATCAGCGCAGTCGGACATTGGCCGAGGTTGGGATGTTGCCGATCAGTGATTGCGTCAGCCGGCGCAACGGTACGTCAGAGCCAACGGCATCCAAAATTGTGTTCAGGCTCAGCGTCAGGCTGGTCTCGTCCCATTGGCCGGCTGCAACCTCGCCGTTGTATTGGTGCATCAAGGTTCCAGTGGTTCGGTCATCTGGATCCAGGGCCATTACATAAACGCGAGCGAGCCAGCGCTGTTGCACTGCATTCAATGCCCAGGCCCTGGTCAACTCGTTGTTTGGGAAGACCAGGGTCGCTTCGGTGTTGTCGCCACTGCGGTTGACGGTTACGCCGCTGAAGCCGTAAGGCACAAATGTGTACTCGTCGCCCTGGAAAGTGGTCGTGGACTGAATGAAGAAGTTTTGGAAGTAGAAGCTGGACGTTCCTTTTTGGTTTTGGAGACGCAGGTAGTTGCCGAGTGCGATGTCCATCAGATTCCAAGCCTCCGGCGGGTGGTGACGGATTGCTGCAGGCGGCGTAGTGCCAGCTGCTGGCCGCGTTCAGCGCCTTGGCTGGCAGCCTGCTGCAGGCCGGCTTGGAACTCTTGGTTGGTGACGTAATCCACGTTGTTGATTCGTTCGACGTTGTAGCGGACATCAATTGCCGTAGCCCCTGCGGCCGAAGATCCTGTTGTAAGCTCTGCGCCCTCAGCAACTGCCGCCGCGCTACCTGGCACCGGCCTGTAACGCTTAAGCGCTCCATCAAGCCTTGCCGCAACACCGAGCTTGCCATCAAGACCACGCTTGAGCGGCATGATCGCTTCCGGGCCGGCTTCGCCCATGACGCCATTGTTAAACGTGCCACCATCGGCGTACTTAAAGAAAGTGGGCTTGGTGACGATGCCGCCCATGGCAAAAGGTTGAATGCTGTTTTTGGCAAAACTTGCTTGACCGCTTGCGAAATAAGCGCCTTTTTCGGCAAAAGCACCTGGGAATACAGCACGCAAGCCCGCGTTTACGCCAAAGCGAAGCAACAACTGACCAATGTCCTTGAGCACACCGCTTGCGATTTCTTGCAAAGCTTGGCCCAATGTTTTAGTGCCCTCAATCAAGCTTTCAATGCCAGCAGTAAACGAGCCAACGATTCCGTCTTCAATTGTCGAGACAATGCCCCCGTAAAGATTCTTGAGTCGCTGCGCTTTTTCTTCGGCTTCTTTTTCGCGTCGCTTTCTTTCTTCTTCCGCTGCGGCGTCTTCTTTGGCCTCTGGGACTTTTTGGCCGCGCAATTTTAAAAGTTTTTCCAAGTTTTCGATTTGCTTTTCAATCTCTTTCCTAACTTTGCTTTCTACGTCTAGCCCGGCAATCGCAAGCTTTTGCTCTTCAATTTTTAGCTGAATTCTCTCTTTTTCTTTTTCATAAGTTTTATCAATCTCATAATACGCTTCAGCCAGGGCGGGCGTAATGCCCTTTTTCACCATCTCAGCAACAGCGCTGCCTTTCTCTCTTTGCTCTTTGTATTTTTTGGCTACTTCGTCCAGGCCAGAAGTCAGCTCTTTAGTATTCTCCTTTTCAAGCTGACGGAGGCGCTGCAAAGTATCAAGACGCGATTCGTCAAATTTCAAAAGCAAAAGCTTTTTCTTAACTTCGGCTTCATCGGCGGGAATCTTTTCAAATGCAATGGCTCGAATTTCGCCGGCAATATTTGCTAGATTTTTTTCGCCCTCAAGTCTGATTTGCAGGAATTGATTGTCTTGCAGCTGAGCTTCTCGAATTTTTTCGTTAACTCGAGCAATTTCCTCGGCTACCGCAAGCTCAGCCAACAATTGCGGCAACTGGCTTTCACGTTCTTTCTTGGCGCGACCACTGCCGGAGTCTTTGCCGGTTGGGTCGGGGAAATCACTTGGGGTGATTTTTTCTTGCTCAGGGACTGCCTGCTCAAATTTGCCTCTAACTTTTTCAAGGTCAGAAAGAGAACTTTTAAGTTGATTTATTCTGTTTCGTGTCGCTTGAGCCTGTCTTCCTGTTTGTCCGGTAAGTTTTTCCTGGGCGGCCGTTATTTGCCCCTCAATCTCTTGATATCTATTGTTAAATTGCTCAAGCGTACCTTGACCTTTAATCAGATTATTTAGCTCTCGTTGCTTATTGACGGCTCCAATCAATTTTGCGGTAAGTAGTCCTACCCCTGCCGCAAGCGCGACATATGGATTAACAAGAGCCACAAGATTTGCCGCACCAATTGCTGACGCAAGCGCTGTCATGCCTCCCGATGCAAGAAGTGCCTTGGCATTCAGTATTGCGAGAGCTGCGGCGACACCGCCAATAGCGCCGGCCAAAGGAACGAGATTTTTTGATAGATCTAAGACAAATCCAGCAATCTTGGGTAGATTTTCGGCCAAGAAGGGAGTTATGTTTTCAACAAAGTCAGCAAACGCTTCCTGGAACTCAGCACCAATAGGTTGCAAGGCTTTGCCAACAGATTGACGCATTGAATTAAACGCAACGGTAAGTCTTGCGCCAGCGTCCTGGGAAGATGCAGAAATTTTTTGTGCTACTTCTGAATATCTGTTGCCAAGCTCAACGATAAATTTCATCAAATCATCAAGACCGACCGCTCCTTGCTCCAACGCTTTAGACAGCTCTGGGCCTGTCCTGCCAGAAGCCTCTGCGATTAAATTAAACGTGCCAGGCAGTCGCTCTGCAATTTGATTTATTTCCTCTGCAGATACTTTACCTTTGCTAAAAATTTGTACTAGAGCCGTAACTGAACCGTCAACATCTTGCGCCGCCCCACCTGTTCCTTTGATTGCAGCAGTTACGTTCTTGAAAACAAGCTCAGCATCACTGATTTGACCACCAGCACCCTTGACTGCAGCCGAAAGCCGAGTCATGCCAGAAATTGCGACTTCCTGGGGTACATTTAACGTCTTTGTTACATCAGAAGCGGCCTTAATGGCTCGATTGAATTCAGCCTGACTGCCAGCAGTATTTTCAAGAGCGATTTCAAGTTTTTGAATTTGAGCGGCATATTCAGCGAATCCTCCCAGTTGCTGCCTCAAACCACCCACTTGAGCGCCAAATGCAGCGCCGGCAAATGCACCGCCAACACCACCAACAGCCAAGCCGCCAAGGCCACCAATCAAGCCCTCGGGGCCACCAAAAATTCCGCCACTAATTGCAGCGCCAACGCCTTGGGCAAGCTGCATTCCGCTCAAGCCTCGGCGACCCCCTGGTTGACGCCTTTGCAATTCGCGTCCAACAAGCTTGTTTTGTCTTTCAATTTCCTGATTTACTTGCTTGAAATCAGCAGCTGTTGGATCAAGAATATCTTGAAGAGATGTCAAGCTGCCGGCAAAATCACGCAAATCAGAAGTGCTTCGACGACTTACATCACCAAAACGCTTTACAGCGCTAGTAAGTTTTTGATATTCGGAAGGAGCTGCAGGCGGTATGACTGCAGCAGGTGGACGACCGCCGCCACCGCCGCCACCTGCAGCCGCCGCACCAGCCATCGGAACAAAGGACCCGCCCCCTGCCGGAACGTTGCCAATTCGAGCCATACCCTCAATCGGAAAGCCTCCGAGCCTGGCTGCTCCATAGGCGCCTTCCATGACATTCAAGCTACGGAGAAAAGCCTTCTCCCCAGTCATAAATTCAGGCAAATCAGGCAGCTTGTTTAACAAATTTTCAAAACTCGGAGCTTGTGGTAAACGACCGCGTAAACCAGAAATACTCGGAAAAATGCCGCGAGCCCGCGCTCCAATACTTGAAATGCTTGGCAGCTCAACTGACTCAGTCAGACGACGCGCAAGCTTGCTTGCACTCAATTGAACGCCAGAAGAGACAATTCGACGAATAGTCTCAAAAGTGCCAGTTTCACCTTCCCAGAAATTACTGACAGCATTTCGATATGAGGAAATCGCCTCTTTTGTAGAAGCGGCCGCACTCTCTCTCCCAAAACGCAAAGATCGACCAGTGCCAAGCATTCCTTCGACTGGAAAAGATTCAGCCGAAGCCATCCCATAACTGGAAATCTGCCTTTCACGTACAGGAGAAGACGGTGGGAATAGAGGAGAAATCTGCCCAGCAAAAGGCCTTGCGCCTAATTGCTTCCAAAAGCTTTGGTTTACAATTTGATTTAATGCAGAGCCACTAAGGCCTGTCGCTGCAGTAGGAAGGTTTAGGAATCCCGCTCCAGAAATTTGCCGAGATGCAGTTTCTGGTGCAGCGGCAATTTTTGCTAAGGCAGAGGCTAGCTTTTTGAATTCAGGAGGCGTCCCGACTGGCTGGGGCAGAAAAGTCCCTTGAGGAATGACACTGCGAATTCCGGTCGAGGTGGTTCTCGGGCCAGCCAACGGACCAACGAAAGCACCTGTGCGACCAACATTGCGAACTGCTCCAGAAATAATTTCCTGCTCTAATCCATAGCCAGGCAACCCAGAAACTCCGCGAACTGCTCTGCGTTGCTCGGCTGGCATGTACATCGAAGGTACAATTCCGCCGCGTTCATAAGCCTTTCTGTAAGCTGCAAGAGTAAGCGCAGGGGAAGACTTAACATCTTCTCCCATAAGGCGAGCGAAAGGTAGAAACGCGGAAGTCCTTGAAGAGCTTCGAGCTAAAAATGATTGCAGTTTATCCGCAAGGTCACTCGTCTGCCGGGGCGGAAGACCTGCTTTTTGCGGGGTAGCAGCTATGTCCGAAAAAAGAACACGTACAGCTGCGATCACATCTCCCTTTACCGCCTTGAGCCCCTGGATGATTCCCTGGCCAATACCTTCTCCAATAGGGACGCCAATCTGATCGCGAGATTCCTGAGAGGGGCTCTTGATCTTGAATGCTTTTTTAAGGGACGCAATAAACTGAATCGAAAGATTATTTGCGCCAGAAATCAATGTATTTTTATCGCTGGCGCCATTTGCCACCCCTTGCGCAATGCTTTCGCCAATTTCAGTACTTTTCTGCTTAATGTTAACGCCACGACCACCTTTTTCAAAGGCAGTCAGCATATCGGTGAGCACTTGAGTGGCGCTTCGGCCCATCATCAATTGCTCGCGCTGCACCGACGCGCCAGCCAAGCCGGTGATTCTTTCATAAAGCGGAGAAAGCTCTCGACCGCCAAGGCCCATTGCCGATGCAGCGGCTCTTTTTTGAAGCTCAAGCAGCGAAGTCCGAGTTTCAAGTATTTTTTTAAAAACGCGATCAGCTTGTTCAAATTCAGCCCTAGATCGATCCATCTCCGCAAGATGGGCCTGCTCTTGCTGTCGATCGCCCTCAGCAATTAAGCGAGCCTCGTTTTCTCTAAAGGTTGCTTTTGCGGAAATTAAATTATCTATTGCATTGTTATATGTTTCCCTGAATTCTTTGACGCCTTCAATGGCTTGCTGCGCAATATCTTCGCCGTAAAGGGGATTTCTTGCTCCAGAAGGACCGTAAGGATTAATGCCTTGCTGAGCGGCGGCCTGAGACTGGCCAACACTGACATATTGATTTTCAAGCTTCTTGAGCTGCTCTTCAAGTTGAGCCACTTGGCGCGACTGTTGCGCAAACTTTGCACTTCCTTCTGCGGTGCTCGTATCGAGCATCGACATTTCTTCGCGAAGTGCGCCAATGACCATCCCCAGATTGCGCTGGGTGGAGGCAAGTCTTGAAGAAGCCCCTTCCGGGAGAGAAAGTCGCTCAAATAACACCTGTCCGCGCCCAATTGCTTGCGCGCGCTGCAATTCAAGCTGAAGTGTTGAAATATCAGAAAGAATTTCGTAATATCGACCGCTAGCAATTACACTGTTATTTAATTCAAGATTTAGCTCGCTAAGTCTTTGAGCGTAAATTGCCGGGGTTTTTGGTAGATCAAGAAAGGATTCGTCAAGTCTCGCGATTGCGCGACGCTGCTCTTCTATTTCTTTTGTAAAAGCCGCAATACGATTTCGCGACTCAGTTGCACCACCAACCGCCAACTGAGCCATGGCACGGCCAGTCTGCTCAGCAGTATTGCCGGCATCAGCCAAAACTTGCCTTAATTTTTCAAGCTGACCGGAAAGCTTTTCTGAATCACCAGACAGCGCTTGGCCTAAAACGCTGCGGTACGAGCGGCTTTTTTTCGTGCCCTCTTCAAGTTTTGTATTTAGTCGATCAATTTCAGCGCCAATACCGATATATGCTTGCCCGCCAAGAGATGCCTGAGTACGCAGATCTTGCAGGGCCTTGACATGACCTTTAATAGAGGCCTCGGACTGTGTATGAGCGCGCGCAGATTTGGCAAGCAATTCAGCCTGCTTTTGGATTTCTGCATCAGTCACCCTCAATGACTGATTGAAATCAATAATGTCTTCGCTTAATTTATTGTAAGTAGAAGAATTTCTCGTTGCCTGCGCCTGAAGTCCCTTCAGCGCGTCAATAAGCCCTTTGCTGGCCTGCTGAGTATCTCCTGCTTTTTTTGCGAAATCAACAAGGCTATCGCGAGCACGCGAAATATCCTTGTCACTAAGATTTGTTACCTTTGCAAGCTCCCGAAAGGAGCCTTTGATTCGGTCAAGACCCTCAAAACCTTCAATACCAAGGCGGATCTTAATGTCCTGAATTTGCTTGCTAGCCATCCTTGTCCTTGGCCAATTCGCTTAACGCTGCAGCCTCCATGGTCTGAAGGTCTTCCAGCATCTCGCGGCGATTGTCCACATTGTAGAGGTCAAACAATCCGCCAGGGCAAAGCAGCACGTCATATCGCAAGCCCATGTAACCAGACATGGTTGTCGTCCATTGCGTCTGCATACGCAAGAACATCATGACTGACTCCCAGTTTTCTTCCCAAACAATAAAATTATTGTCTTCTTTAGGCTTCTCGGGAAGGACGATGCCGAAAACAGCAGCGTCTTCCCGACTTTTATCTTCTACCCTTTTGCCGCCACTAGCCCAGTAAACGGCGGCATCCTTTAGTTTCCCTGGCGGCCGCCTTCAAATGTCTCGGTGTAAGCCTTCAAAACACCACGAATCCAATAAGGATCATCGGAAAACTCGCGCATCACCTCCAAGGAAAAAGGGATCTCTTTCCCTTCTTCGTCAACAATGCCTTCCCATCCGACCATGATCACCTTCAGGAGATCAAGCTCGCCTTTCTCGCCAAGCTTTTGAAATTCCTTGCGGCCAACGCGCTTGAATTTCGCGTCAAACGTCGCGGTGTCAAAATTGCCGCCATCAGAGGGCTCTTCGATCGAAACAGGCCAAGTAAAGACCTTGACCTTTTTGCGCACGAATGCCATGCAAAATAAATGCGATACCAGACAAGCATACACCCAATAAAAAAGGGCTGCATTTGCGGTGCAGCCCCGACGACCTTCATTCCCGATCAGATTCTAATCAGGTGTAAACAAAGCTGAACTCATCGTTACCAGCTGTAGAGGGCACGCATGTGAACGGAATGTTCAGCATGTGAATGCCATCCTGGTCGCTGTAGCTCACATCGCCGATATCAACCTTGGTAGAGGCAAAGTCGAAGATGTTGCCTGCCGTTTGGCCGTGCTGGAAAATAAGGTTTCCAAGCGCTCCGTCGCTAAGAGCTGCAGTGAAGTAGTCCTTAGCAGCAATGGTTGGAGCTTCAATGACAGCAGTACCAGTTGTCTGGCGATCAGTCAAAAGCACCTCCTTGGTGCAATTAATCAAATCGCGATAGACCAGGCTGTTGCCGATGTCTAGATTGACCGACTGAAGGCAACCGCTGTAAGAGAGAAGCTGGAAGCCGGTGGTGTTGCCAGCTTTCGCAATGACAGGCGTCTCCTGGTCGGCGTAAGTCACCGTGGGAGCAGCCGTGTCAGTTGGCGCGTTATAAACACCAATAAAGCTGAAATCAATCGTAGGAATTTCACCAACAGAAAGATTCAACGTATAGGTGCCGCGCGCGCCAGTCAGCTTATGCAGGACACCATCAATGTTGTAATAAATGGTGCAGCTACCAAAGCTGGAGCTGACCGGAGCGTAGGTAACGCTTACACCGGCAGAAACAGTTTCGCTCATGCCGCAGGCAAGAAGCGCCTTGCCATAGCGAGGAGCAGTGCCGGCTGCGCCGGATCCGGCAAGTTCAACGCTAAAGGTGCATTCAACTCGCGTATTCGCCAATAGCTGCTCGGAGGCGCCAAGGTAAGGACGAATAAGCTGCCGGCTTACAACATCACTCTGCAGAGGAGTGATGTTCAAATCCCGCACCAGAACTGCGTCCGCTCCGTCTGGCGTTGCGTCCGTGCCGTAGCTGGACTCCGTCTCCAGCAGAATCAGACGTTTCCGAGTTAGAAGGACCATTTGAAGTTACCTCTTGTTGAACAGGTGGTAGCGTCCGACTAACAAGAGTTCGGATGCCTGTCTCGGGGTCAAGGATGTACGAGCCACCTTGCCCTTGAAACTCATCAATCACTGTAAATCCCTCGGCTTATCAGACTTTAGGTCGCCAAACTTGCAACAGTCGTCCGATATTGAACGATATAATCGTTAAAAATTACTCCTGCAGGCTGATCCGCGTCAAACATATTGAATGTCACCTCACTTGGCTGAACGTCAATCGCAAGACCGCCAAGCGTAAGGTCGGCAATGATTTTTGAGTGCATACTTTCGATGACTGGATCTGCAATTTGATCAGGAATATCCCCCCTGGTCACCACCGTGATCCTGACCCTCATACTCCAGTCAAGCTTCGGCAGGCTTGTGTTCTGAGTGGGAGTATCGGTAATTGGCTCAATAATGATTGACGGCGACTGCGCGCGCTCAGTAGCCGTCACCCTGCTTCTGTAAACCCTACCGTCAACACCAGAAGTACTTGCAAGCTGTGTTGCAATTGCCTGCAAAATTTGCTCACGCTTGGTTGTCATTGAATCCTCGCTTGGGGAGCGGACCAAACGCGCCAGGGTCGACCTGCTTGGTCACAATTGATTTTGCACGATAATAAATATAGCTATCTGTTTTGCCTGCTTCCTCCAGGGCCTGCATCACCTTCAGCCAATTTTTGAAGGTGTCGCGGTCCATTTTTCTTAATCGCAAGCCATTGTGATTGTTGCACTCTCTCCAACGCCAACCGCTGTCAACGTGGATCGAACGTATCTAACTATTCTATTTGGGTAGAAATGAGCGTCAATGCCTGTTTGTCCATGTGACTTTTCGGTGTCAAGAGCAAACCAGTTGACTCCATCGAGACTGCCTTCGTCCTTTACGGTCACATTGTTTCCCGTTACGTTATGAACAAAAGTAAAATTTTCCCCTGAAACTTCAACGTAATCTGTTGAAGAAAGGGAAGTAAGGGTGCCAAGCTCAACGATATTTTTGCGTCGACTTGCCCACGAGCCGTAAACTTCGGCCATGATCAAACCTTCATCAGCATTACTTCGGTAATTTTACCGTCATCCAGCAATACCGGCTCTCTCACCTGGTAGGCCACACCGTCGACAATTACGTCATCTTTGTACTGAAAATTATTAAAAGCAGAAGATTCAACCATGAGCTTGTAGTCAGTCGTCAGGACGACTCCGTCTGCAATCATCTCGCTAGGCGTATTCAAAACGCCAACGCCTGTAATTCCTTCATGCGTAACTGGAACACCAAAGCCCTGTAAGTCAAAAAATACGGTTAAATCCTCGGAAAAAGCCATGAATAGAAGTCCGCTGAAAAAATTCTAAACACAAAAAAGCCCTAGATCCAACGGGATCCAGGGCTAAATCTCAAGCCGAAATCAGCCGTACTTCTTCAGGCCAACTGCGTTGATCGAATAAGTATGAGTCGAGGTGGAAGTGGTCGACACAGCCTTGATCCAGCGCTTGGCGGCACCCTTAGGGAACACCAAATACTGCTTGGAAGCAGAGGTGCTGACCTGAGTGAAAGCCACAGCAGCAGAAGCCTGCTCAGTGCCGTTCAGGCTGAAGACCGTAGTCACATCGCTGTAGCTACCACCTTGAGTGTCGCTCGACTGGATTTTTACATCCAGGGTCGAAGTGCCACCGTTCTCGACATCAAGAATCACCACAAGGTCGCCTTCGTAGTCATTCATGTCGACAGCAGTGCCATCAAGGTCAGCAGTGCGCTCGGCAGTAGCTGCAAAAGCAAGATGCTGCAGCTTTTCAAGACCAGTAGAAAGAATTGCCATGATCAGTCCTCAGTGGATGGGGCAGGTGCAACAAACTTAGGCTTGCGACCCGGTTTTGCGGGAGCAGGCTTAGGCTCTTCCGTCACCTTTACGGGGGCGGGCTTCTCCACGGCAGGTGCAATCACAGCCTTGCCGCTACCAACCAACAAATTGGCGTCAGCTTCAGAGACCTCAATAAAGGAGCCGGACACAACCGGCTCCCCCGAGATCATGACTTGACGCAGGATCTCGATTCTCATAATCAGGTGCCGAAGCAGAAGGACACAGGTTGCTTGATGGCAATGTCAACGTCCTGCATTGCAATCACGCGAACCGTGCCAGCAGTGGCGCCAGCATAAGGATCAACGGTCAGATCCAGGCCGGACCACATGCCCATCACCATCATCGAGAAGTCGCCGAACAGCGCATCGTTGTTCAGCAGCTGGTTCGACACGATCACGGGGTAACCGTTGATCTCGTCGTCCTCGTACACGAACATTGCAGTGTTCGTTGCCTTCTCGGTGCTCTTCAGGGCACCGCGAGCTGCAGCGTTAATGATGTAACGCATGCTGCCAGCATCGGCGTTAGCGGATGCAACATCGGTTTCCAT